CCTGTATGGGAATTAACATCTTTTAGAATTAAAAAATATTCACCATTTCTAAATATTGATGTGTCTAAATTTAGAGACATGTTAAAATTAATAGTGGTAAATCGATGAGTTTTTTTGATTCAGATATTGTAAGAAATGAAATGTTGGAAATAAACTCTTTGCAACAAAGGGTTTATGATAATGTATTTGAGTATCCCTTAATGTCTAAGGATAAAAAGTTAGAGCATATTGAGGTTCTTCAAGAACTATTGGAAAAACAAAAGTTGCTCTATGTCAGATTAAGTTTATCTGATGACCCAGAAGCAAAAGAACTTAAAAGTAGAATTGAAGAATCTGTTATAATGATGGGTATGTCAAATGAGTCTAATGTGAATGTAGTTTTTGACAACCTGACTCGCATGGTTGAGTCAATGAAAAAGGAACTAGACCGGGCTTGACATCCCTTCTTGCTTCCTGTAAGATAAAGAAGTCCCAAAGGCCAAATCAAATTTAAAAGAGGTAATCTAATGTCTTTCGCAAATCTTAAAAAGCAATCTTCTCTCGGTTCTCTCACTGCAAAGTTGGTTAAAGAAGTAGAGAAAGCAAACACCAACAGCAGTTCTGATGATCGTTTCTGGAAACCGGAGATGGATAAGACCGGAAATGGGTTTGCAATTGTTCGTTTCCTCCCAGCAGTAGAAGGAGAAGAACTTCCTTGGACGAAAATGTATTCTCATGCTTTCCAAGGTCCTGGTGGTTGGTACATTGAAAACTCTCTGACTACCATTGGTCAGAAAGATCCTGTTTCTGAGCACAACCGTGAACTCTGGAACAGTGGTAATGATAAGGACAAAGAGACTGTCCGTAAGCAAAAGCGTAAACTGTCATATTATTCTAACATCTATGTCGTAAAGGATCCTGCAAATCCTCAAAACGAAGGTCGTGTATTCCTGTTTAAGTATGGTAAGAAAATCTTTGATAAGATCATGGAGGCAATGCAACCTGAGTTTGAAGACGAAACTCCTATCAATCCTTTCGACTTCTGGCAAGGTGCTAACTTCAAGATCAAAATTGTCAAGAAGGATGGTTACTGGAACTACGACAAATCAGAGTTCGACCGAATTGCACCACTCCTGGATGATGACGATGCTCTGGAAGCCCTCTGGAAGAAGCAATATTCTCTAGATGCTATCTCTGCATCAGACCAGTTCAAGTCTTATGAAGATCTTGAGAAGCGTCTGAAGTATGTTCTGGGTCAAAAACCTGCTGCCCGTCCACAACTGGATGAGGAAGTTGATGATGAGGACAGCGATCGTGGTTCTTATACTCCAAATTTTAGTTCCCGTCGTCAAGAAACTGAACTGCCTGATGACATCAGCAATCAACTCAACAATCTTTCCTCAAGTTCTAATGAAGATGAAGATGATGCAATTTCTTATTTCCAGAAACTTGTTGATGACTGATCACTGATAAAGGCGAATATTATCGCCTCTCTTTAAGGTTCGGGACACAAATTGTTCCGAACCTTTTTTGTATGTCATAATATTTTCTATATCATTAAACACTACATTTAAGTATCTAGATTTAAGAACAAATATATTTCTCTTTTCATCTTCGAGTTTAGTTTCATAATCGTAATTTGTTATTTCTGTAAGTATTTCAGTTTTATTTTTTGATTCGATTGTAGAAGTTCCAGAATCAAAATACTCATACTTGTAATTACTTGCAGGAAGACTCTCATCAATTACTCCAAAAAGATTAAGAAACCCACCACCTTCTTGCCAGGTGTTAGATATTCTTATTCCTGATGGAAGTATAATTCTTCCAAGACTGTCTCTTATTTCTTTTGTTTCATAATGATGAACTCCATTATAAAAATTATCATAGGTTTTATATTTTTCCAACATAACTTCTTCAAATATTTTTTGAGGAAGAGGCCATTCTGATTGGATGTTTATAATATTATTTGAAAGTAAAACTACCCAATCTAAACTTTCATCCTCATAAAATTTAAAGGCAACATTATCAGGTCTTTCATCTCCAATTATGCTATACTTGGTAAAGAATAAAAGATTGTCTGCAATATCAGGTCTCAATGCACCTTTTCTAAAAAGATTTTTTACTTGAGTGTATTCAGATATTCTTTTATTATCAGTTCCTCTAGTTACATAATCAAAGTTTGGTACTTGTCTGAAGTAAGGAGTTGCCATTTTAGAATCCCATGTCCGCTAGATTGTCGTCGTAATCTTCTCTATAGATTGGTTCAAGTTCACTAAAACTCATAGAGATATTATATGATGTCATAGAACCATCATCATTATATGTCATATAACTCCCATCAGGGGTGTAGTCAACATTAAAACTTGTCAGTGCGCAAGGTTTTATTTTATTTAAGAAAGGGTGTTGTCCACCAGTTTTGCCATAAATGTATTTCAGTTTGAATACACTTGGAGTTTTTAAAAACAAACCACTAGTGCTTTTTGAAACTGCCATCGTTTTCTTAAAGAATAGAATAATCTTTTTGATTACTTCTGATTCTTTGGAATCTCTTGGAGTTAATTGGTAACTATAACTAAATGTTCTTAGGTTAGGTCCAGTGAAAAGTAATTCTAGGTTTGGATTTATAACTATACCACCAAGTCTTGATGTAAGGTTTTGTGCTCCAACGGCTTGTCCTGCAAAATAATTTTTTATAAAAGTAGAAAGTTCATCATCATTTACTATATTTTCTGCAATGTTAACACCGTCTTTTACAAGATCTGTAAATGCTTGACCAAATTTAAAGTCTGCTAAATTTGTTATAGCACCTCTAGCAGCTAAAGCAAGAGAACCTTGAATTGGATTTAGACTATCGTTTCCCCAACCAACAGAATTTGAATCACTTATTCCTGGATACATTGGTAAAGAAACTGTTCCCCCATTCTTGGTTATTCTTTTATCGGCGCTTTTTGGTAAAAGACTACTTACCTGCTGCACACTAGGAGGTTCATATTGAAATTCTGTGATCTTTAAAAAGTCATATTCACCTGTATTACTCAAAGGATATCTAAGACTTTGGTCAGAACTTGTTGCTAATTGTGTTCTGGTATTATTTGTGTCAACAGTATTCTGCGAGTCTCCTACATCGCCAGGACCACCTCCAGCAGCAGGGTCCGTGGCAAAGGCATCACTTGCCACAATACCAGAAGAGTATGATAAATTGGCAAAATCTCTTGCAGTTTGAGGGGGAAGAGAGTTTATTATATTGCTAGTTGCGAGTTTAAATTTTTCGGAGTTTTGTGATAAGTAAGAATCAACAGGTTGTCCAGTTGCAACATTAGGAATATTGCTTTTTGAATATTCGCTGTTTGCTCCCCAAGCATTATTTTCTGGCAACCACTGTGCAACCTTCTCTCCAGACTCATCAAGAACTGATGGTGGAGTGGATGGACTTGTATCATCAACTTCAACATTGGCACGAACTTTTACGTTCCTTTTATTATTTGTTATTGAATCAAATGTATAAGAGTCAGTTAATAGTGGGCGCCTTATTATTGCCATTAGACATTTTCTAATTATTTATTAGCGAATTCCTAATTCATCTTCTGTAATAATTTTAAATTCAAGAAGTCTATCGTCACACCATTCCTTTGCTGCTTTCCACTTCGCTTGATTTACAGCATAAGTTTTGGTTTCATGAATAAAAGATTTTGTTACTCTGGATTTTTTTATTGGAGGAACAGTTTGTTTTTTTGGTTTGACTTCTATCACATAAGTCTTAACTTTTCCAGATTGTTCTTTAAGTTTAATTATAAAGTCTGGAAAGTATCTATGAACTCTATTGTCAACAGGAGATACGTAAGGAATAAAAAATTCTTCTGATCCCCAAGATATTATACTTTCATTTAAATCGCACCACCTGCAAAATTTTCTTTCCCAAGTGCTTCTACAAATTATATTGTTGTAGTCGCCTTTATATTTTTGGGGATTTGATGGTTTATACTTTGACTTTAAACTTTCTGCCATATCTGGGCTACATAATATATAAGGTCAAATTATTTATAAATGGGAGCACCAGGAAACCCTACATATTATTCTGTAAGTGATCTCAAAACAAGAATACTTAACATAGCACAAACTTCAATATATCATGTGAAGTTTGCAGTTCCTCCTGCTGTGTCTTCTTTTATTGCATCAAATGGAAGAGGAGTCACACCAGAAAATATTTCTAACATTGAATTACTTTGTTCTGAAGCATCTTTACCAGGAACAACTTTAGCAACTCATGATGTTACATCTGATTATCATGGTGTAACAGAGAAGATGGCTTATCGTAGAATCTATGATGAGACTATTGATTTAACTTTTTATGTTGATAGGAATTATAATGTTATAGAATTTTTTGATGGATGGATAGATTATATCACTGGTCTTGGAGAAACATTTTCTAGAAATGACTACAAGAGTCCTTATGTTCATTATAGAATGAACTACCCTGAAAAATATAAGAGTGATATGTATGTTGTAAAGTATGAAAAAGATATTGGCAATGCCTTAAACTATACCTTTGTAAAGGCATTTCCAGTTTCTGTAACTTCTACTCCAGTCACTTACCAGGCAAGTGAATTGCTGCAATACAACGTTTCGTTTTCTTATATTAGATATGTAAGAGAAAGAAACAAAATAATACCACCATCTACATTAGAAAATCCAAGAGCACCTGGAGTTGTTGAGTTTAATAAATTTAACTTTGATTACAGTCCAGAATTTTTTGATGCACAGTTCTCTGTAAATAGAGATCAGAGATTTAGAGGTCCTAATGATTTCTTAAATCTTGGAAATCCTGCACTAGATCAATTTGGAATCAGAGATCAATTAGGACGACCACCATCTGGAGCACCTGGACCTACTGTAGTAGCATAATAAATATCATTACTGAACCACTTATAGGACATTATGCCTTTACCAACAATAGCGACTCCAACTTATGAACTTGAGTTGCCATCGACTGGAAAAACAATTAAGTATAGACCATTTCTAGTTAAAGAAGAAAAACTTCTTGTTCTTGCATTAGAATCAGAAAGCAATAAAGAAATCTCTAATGCTATTAAAGCAGTTCTAAAAAGCTGTATTCAGACAAGAGGTGTTAAGGTAGAGTCTCTTCCAACTTTTGACATTGAGTATTTGTTTTTAAACATTCGTGGTAAGTCTGTTGGAGAGGAAATTGAGGTTAGTATCATTGCTCCCGATGATGGTCAAACTAGTATTCCTGTAAAGATTGCAATTGATGATATTAAAGTCGCCAAAGATAAAGATCATACTAATAAGATTAAACTTGATGATAGTTTGATTATGGAAATGAAGTATCCTTCTTTGGATGAGTTTATCAAAAATAATTTTGATGTAAATTCTGATATGGATATTGATAAGTCTTTTGAATTGATTGCTTCTTGTATTGATAAGATTTATAACGCAGAAGAAGTTTGGTCTTCCTCTGATGTTACCAAGAAAGAGTTGATTGACTTCTTAGGTCAGATGAATAGTTCTCAGTTTAAGGATGTTGAACGATTTTTCTCAACAATGCCTAAGTTGACTCACGAACTGAAAGTTAAGAATCCAAAAACAAAAGTAGAAAGCACCGTAGTATTAGAAGGGTTATCAAGTTTTTTCGCGTAGCGATGTCCCATATGGACCTTGAGAACTATTTTAAGATTAACTTTGCCTTGGTTCAGTATCATAAATATTCATTATGGGAAGTAGAAAATTTGATGCCTTGGGAAAGAGATATCTATGTGGTTTTACTTCAGCAACATCTTGAAGAAGAAAAACTAAAGCAACAACAAAATGGATGATAAAATTCCAGAAGGACTAGAAGATCTATTAAAAGGAATCATCGAAGATGATGAGAAGATTCCAGAAGGTCTTGACGATCTTCTGGATAGTGTTAGAGGAGATTCAAAGTCTTCTGGTGGCGGTGGAGGTGGAGCACTTGCAACCATACCAAAAAAACCTGATGACCTAGTTGACGAAGAAATAGATTCTCAGATTCTTTCTATCTTAGGATTGGAAGATGTATTTGATTTAACTTATGAAGAGTATGCTTCACTTTTAAAGGAAGCAGCAATTAAGGGAAGAATGGCAGACTCTCAGATGACTACTGAGAGTATTGAACTTGTTACGAATGAACTTAAGAGAGTCAAAGGAAAGACTGGCAAGTTTAAAGTAAAACCAAAGAAGGTTGATATTAATAAAGTATTAAATCGCAAACCAGGTGCGATTGTAAAGGTAGATAGTCTTAAACCAAAAGATAAGGAATCGGAAGCGGCAGAAGATAAATCTGATTCTGATGGTTTTAAAAGAGATGTTAATGATGGAATCAATAAGATATTAGGTTCTCTTATTACTATCAAAAGTGTTCTTGATAAGCAGAATACAATTGAGAAAAACACTGCAAAGTCCGAAAGAAAAACTCAAGAGAAAGAAGAAAAAAGAAGAAGAGAAAATAAGTTAGAAAAGAAAAAGGAAGATAAAAAGAAAACTAAGAAACTCCCAGAAGCAAAACCCATCGGTGGATTTTTTGATAATATTAAAAGATTCTTTACAAATATATTGATAGGTGGTACATTATTAAAACTTGTCAATTGGATTCAAGACCCCGATAATAAAAAATCTATTGATAAGTTTAAGAACTTTATGGTAGATAATGCTCCATTGATTCTTGGAGGATTACTTGCTATTGCATCACTCCCTATTGCAACTACTCTTTTTGGGTTAACTAACACTGTTTTGGGTGTTATAGCAACTCTCATTTCTGCCGGAAATTTAATTAGATCTAGTTTAAATCGACTAAAACCTACTAAAACTCCCACTAAAACTTCTGCTCCAACTCCATCTCAAATGCAAGGTGGTAGCAATACTGGTATTTTTTATGGGAAAAACGTTGATCCAAAAACTGGAAGACAATTGAGAAGTGGGCCAAGTATTAGTAGATATAATGAATCATTTTCTAGAATTATTCGAGGTGATGCAAATATTGGAGATAAACTCCGTGTCGGAGTTAGAGATAGTGTTTATAGAGCGAGAAACTTTTTAGATAAGGCTAATCTAAAATTATCATCTTCTTGGGAATTTGTAAAAAGTAAATTTTCCCCACTTGTATCTAATAAAATTAAATCATTTGCTCCCAAACTTCGTGGATTGGGATTTGGGGCATTTAGGGCATTAGGATCAATTTTGAGACTTATAGGACTTGGATTTTTGGTTGCAGAATTGCAGCAAGATTGGAATAATAAAGATTATTATGCAATAATAGTAAAGTTGGCAGCTTATGGTGCTGGTTGGATTGTAACATCTTTGGGATTTTTAACGTCAGCAGCTCTTGTTTCTACCGGACTTGGATCTCCTGCTGGAATAGCTTTATCGGTCGCTTCTATGGCAGCTGGGGCTGGAACTGATGCTGCTATAAGACATTTTTTGTTAAAAGATCGTAAAAAAAATCAATCAACATTATCACCCAAAGATCCTTATGCAGGTGCTGATGGGTTGCAAAGGCAACTTGATGATTTGACAAAACCACCAGCAGTCCAACCAAGAACACCACTAATGCCAGGACTTCCCCCAAGTGCAGCACAACCTGGAACAGGTCCTGCCGACAATCCAGTTAGTGGTGGATCTGTAGTTGAATATATTACTGGTGATGCTACTCATCCAAATTTTGAATATGATGGTCATGGAACAACTTCAAATTACCATGATCATATAGCGTTCAGAACTAGAGAGGAAAAAGAACGAGCAAAACTTGCTCTTCAACAAGCTGGTATTCAAATTGGTAGTGAAAGTAGACCTTGGGATACTGATAGTTATCATAGTCAAGGTTTGGCAATTGATATTCCTGGTGCTCAATGGGGAGGAAGAGGTGCTATTGGAGAAACTGAATATGCTGGATCTAGAAAAGTTAGAGCAGTTCTTGCTGCAGCTGGATTTTCTGGTGGAGGGATTGACACCTCTGGATCGGTAAGGGCACCTTCGCCATCAGCACAAATAGCAAGAACACCAGTATCTTCTCCATCAATTTCTTCTCCAACCGGAAGAAGTGGCATTGGAATTCTCCCAATGCCAATGGGTGGCGGAGGAAGTAAAGGTTCCACATCTGGTTCTGGATCAGGTCAAACTAAACTTCCATTCTTCTCATCTGAGGATCCAAATAATATGACTATGATGGTCGTTAAAGGAATCTATAATGTGGTAGGATAAGATGTTACCATTACTCGCAGGGGCAGGAAGGTTAT